TGCGAAATTTGTGATAGATGGAATGGTAAAATACTTTCATTAAGGAGTGAAGCACCTGATTTTGCTGATGGAACTTTAGAACAGGCTGAATGGGATGGACTTTTTCATCCTAATTGTAGATGTGTAATAACTCCTTATAATGTTGAATTCCAAAAGGCAATGGAACATTATGATGAATTATTAAAGGATTTTGAGGAGAATGAAAATGCCACTTAAAAAAGGCAGGTCAAAAAAGATAATTGAAAAAAATATTAAAATGTTAATTAATGAGGGAAGAGACCCTAAACAAGCAATTGCGATTGCTTATAGTCAAGCTGGAAAAAGTAAAAAGAATAAAAAGAAAAAATGAAGATTTGTTATATCTGTCAATTATCTTTAGGATTTAATGGATGTAAAATGGTTTTAAATTCTGATAAACAAGAGATATTAAATTTAATTTTAAGCAGAAAGTTTGTTTTGATTCCAGAGTTTAAATGTAAATATTTTAGAGAGAAATTTTTAAAATAGGGTAGGTGGTTATAAAATGTTTTTTAATTTCAGGACAAAACCTGTAAAAATGAAAGGAGCAAAAAAATATGGAAGTTAAAGACAATCCATCAAGCGAAGATGTAAAAACGCAAGAAACCTCGCAGGAGGTAAAACCTGAAGTTGGAGCAATACCTTATGATAGATTTAAAGAAGTAAATGAAGAGAGAAAAAAACTTGAAAAGGAACTTGAAAAATTAAAAAAACAAATAGAGGAAAATGAAACTTTAAAACTAAAAGAAAAAGAAAAGTTTAAAGAATTATACGAAAAAACCTTAAAAGAAAAAGAAGAGATTGAGAATGTTAAAAAACAATATGAATTTCAAAATAAGGTAAATAGAATTATCAGAGAATTTGATTTTGATATTCCAGAACCTTATTTGAAACTGATTTCATTTACTGAAAATGATGAGGAATTGAAAGTTCAAATTCAAAAAATAAAAGAACAATTTGAAAATGATTTAAAGAGATTAAAGAAGACTTCAATAGGTGCTCCAACCAATCCAGCCCCTGAAGGGGAAGTTTCAAAAACTCCACCTCAATTAAAAGATTTCAAAAGTATTGAAGCTTGGAAACAAGCTTATGAGGAATGGAGAAAAAAAATTGGCATAGAATAAAAGGAGGATATAAAAAATGGCAAATGAAGTAACCAGTAGTGTAATAACTGAATTAATACCAGTTGTAAATGCGGAGACAACTTTTAGATTAACAAAAATATTAAATTTGCCAAACCTTATTACTCAAAAAGATATATCTAATCAACCGGGTTTGGTGGCTTATTTTCCTTATACACCAGCAGGCACAACTGCAACAGCATTAACGGAAAATACGGATTTATCAACTAATACAGCTTTTGATACAGGGAGAGGAACTGCAACTTGTTCCCAAGTTGGTTTAATGTTCACAGTCACAGATTTAGCAACAATGGGTTCTCAAGATAATTTAGTAAATCTTATTTCAGATTACGCTTCTAATGCATTAGCTGCAAAAATAGAATCAGATATCATAGCACTTTTTGATGGCTTTTCAACTTCAAAAGGAACCACAAATACAAATTTAACATTATCAGTATTTAAATCTGCAATTACAGCATTAGAGAAAGCAAGCGCACCAAGACCTTATTATGCAGTATTATCTCCACAAGTATGGCAAGATTTAACTGATGCAATTCAAGCAGCTTCGGGCGCTCCAGCAAATGTAGGTATGAAATTTCCTGATGAATTGATGTATACATATTATGTATCAGAGCTTTTAGGCGTTCCAATATATATCTCAACTCTCTTTGCTGATGATGCAAGTGGAGACCATAAATGCGGTATGTTTTCTAAACAAGCTTTAGGTATAGCTTGGAAAGTTAGAGCAAATATTGAAATTGAAAGAGACGCTTCATTAAGAGCATACCAAGTTGTAGCAACAGCAACCTATGGAGTAACAGAAATTGTTGATGCTTTTGGAGTGGAGTTATTGGTTGACGGAGATGCATAATGATTAGAACTCGTAAAAGAGTAGCATTTTGGCTTGGTTCAATAACAACTGATACTACTTTACCAATTTTTACTACAATGGAATTTCCAATTATTATTAGAGGCGTTTATTTATTAAATAGTGCTGATTTATCTTCTGATACAACTAATAAAATAACATTAACACTTTATAACAAAGGAACTGATTATCAAGGAACAACTAAAATAGCAACTAAAACTTCTAATGGTGCGGCAATAACAACAGGTGTCCCGTGGGCATTAGTAGTAACAACAGCAAACGCAAAGGTAACTGCTTTACAGACGATAGCAATAAATATAGATGTTAATGGAACAGGACAAACTACTAATGCAACATTATATATTGAATATGATGAGGGGGTATAAAGATATACCCCCTTTTGGAGGTTTGAATGAAGAATGTAAAATTTAATGAAGCTATTAATGAAAAATATATTTCTCTTAAAAAGAAAATGTTTAATATCAAAACAAATGATGAATACATAGTTCCTGAAACTGGTTCAATAGTTGGCTATTTAAATAGAGGAGATATTCTTTTAGAAGTTGAAGAGGTTAAAAATGGTAAAAAAGAATGGGTAAAAGTCGGAGAGAAACCTATTTCAAAAGTAGAAAAAGTTGAAAGTAAAATAGAAAAAAAGATTAAAGAATAAAATGGCTTATAATTCCGATTATAGATATATAACATTAAACGAATTTAAAACTAATTATGATTATGGAGATTTAACTGAAGATAAAATTATAAAATACATTTCAAAAGCTGAAAAATTAATAGACCTTTATGTTGGACCTCAAATTAAATTTTTAGATTGTGAAATTCAAGGTGTTGCAACTTCAGGTTCAGAAACAACTTTAATAGATACAAATTTAACAAACTATGTAGATAAATATTTTACCTATTGTTATTTAATAATAGTAGATGGAAAAGCAATAGGTGAAGAGAGATTTATTACTGATTTTGATAGTGAAACTTCAAAAATAACTGTTGATATTGCTTTTTCAGAGACAATAGATAACTCTTCTATTTATAGAATAATACAAAAAAGCCAATTTCCAAGAGCAATAGATTATGTTAATTTTAATAATTCTTATTATAAATACATTCCTTCAGATATTAAAATTTCAATTTGTCTTCAAACTGAATGGATGATTAAAAAAGGATTAGATTTTATAAGAGAAGGTGGAGATAAATTTATTACCGAAACTATGGGTGCTTATTCATATCAAAAAGCAAAACCTGTAAATGAAATTGAGGCTTTAATTTGTCCTGAAGCAAAACATTATTTAAGAAGATTTAAAAATAGGTTAGGAAAAATAGTAATATGATATTTTCTGAAAAAGTTTTATGGTATAAACAAAATGGAAGGGATAAATATGGAGCAATAAAATATGACGACCCTATAGAAAAAAAATGCAAAATAGAAGAGGTTACGAGAAGAGTAGTTGACAGAGAAGGGGACTTTTATATTTCACAATTTAGAATATTTTTTGAAGATATTTTTGATATTAATATAGGAGATAAAATAGAAATTAATTCAGAAGATTATATTGTTAATGAAATTCATATTGAAAAGGATTATTACAATAAAGCAATTTTAAAATGGATTGTGGTAAAGGAAATATGAGCGAAAATTATGAAGTGAAAATAGAAGGCATAGAAGAGTTACAACGAAATCTTAAAAATTTAGCAAAAAAGAATGTTGAGACAGCAAAAAAAGCAATGACGGATATAGGATATGATTTATTAATGAAAAGTAGAGCGATAGTTCCGATTGATAAAGGAATTTTAGCGCAAGATTCAGATGCAGGTTTTATTTCAGAAACGGAATTGATTGTTACTTACGGAATGGGAATGGCGAGAGATTATGCAGTGATTCAACACGAGAGATTAGATTTTCAACACGCACCGGGGAGAGAAGCTAAATATTTAGAAAAACCTTTTAGAGAAAATATTCAAAATTATATATCTACTTTAGCCGAAAAATTAAAAGGTATGATGAGATGATATTAGATGATATAGGAATGTATTTACAAGGGATGGGATACGGCAAGTTAGGTGAAACCCTTTTTTTACAATTTAAACCTGATAATAAAGATTGTATTGTAATTTGGTTAACTGGTGGAAACCCACCAAGAACCGATTTAAATGTAGATACTTATACAATTCAAGTAAGGATTATAAACAAAAATTTTTCAGTTGGATATGAAAAAATAAAAAATATAAAAAACGAACTTCACGATAAATTACTTCATTTAACAAGTAATGTATATGCAAAAGCATATACGGAAATAACAAGTTGGTTTGAAGAGGAAAGGTGGAGTTTTGTAATAAATTTTGAATTAACAATGAGGAGGTTATAATGGCTGCAACAGAATTAACTGTAAATTTAATAACAACTTCTGGTGTTGCATATTCTTTAATAAGTGCTAACGCTGATGGAAATTATTTCGACAATAATGGATATACCTTTTTTGTAATTTCTAATGGTGGAGGTAGTCCAATAACTGTCACGATTGATTCAAAAGCAACTTGTAATTTTGGAGTGGATCACGATATTGAAGTTTCAGTTGGAGCAGGAGCAACAAAAATAATAGGACCTTTCAATGTTGCAAGATTTAATGATGCTGAAGGTGAAGTTAATGTATCTTATAGTGATGTAACAAGTGTGACAGTTGGAGTTTGGAGGTTGTATTAAAATGGTTAAAGATAAAGATTTAATAAAAGATAAAAAAATTGTTAAAGTAAAAATAAAAGAAGGTATAACTGATATTGATGGAAAAGAAGTTATAAATGGATATGTTGAACTTCCAGAAGATATTGCATTATATAAAATAGCACATAAATCTGATTATTATTTAGGGATTTATGAAGAGAAAAAATTTGAAATTAAAAAAGAAGAGTTTAAAAAAGAGGAACCTAAAATAGAATTAAAAAAGATTAAAAAGGAGGAAATATAAATGGCTTTAAAAAAGATAGGAGTAATAAGAGGAGTAACAGACGGAAAGTTTAAACCTGTTGGTGGAACTGAAAAAGATATAAGAGGAATTGCTGCAATAAAATTTAATCCTGATATAGTTACTGCAACAAGTGAAGGTGATAATGATATTTATTCTTTAAGTTCAAGAGTTAAAAGCATTAAATTTACTTTTGAACACGCAGTTTTAGATTTAGACACTTTATCAGCAATAACAGGTTGGACTTTGACAGCAGGTGGTTCTGGTTCAAGTGAAACTCAAACTTTAGATATTGATACCGATACTTTTCCTTATTTTTCTTTTGAATGCAGAAGTACAAATTTAATAGATAGTCTTGATGCAACTGGTGATACAATTGCTGATGCACACTTCAAAATATATAAAGCAAAAATAACAGGTGGCTTAAATGTTGAACTTAAAGATGAAGGACATTGGCAAGTATCTTTTGAGGCACTTGCAATACCAGATTCAAGCAGTTCAGGTAAAATAGCTTCAATAATCTTCTATGAAACTGCAACAAATATTTCATTATAGAGGTTATAATGGATGAATTTAGCGATAAAAAATTTATTTTAAAAATAGGAGATAAAGAATGGGAGGTGAAGTTCGATTTCACCTCCTTTTTGGAAATTGAAGAAAAATATGGTTCATTAACTGATATGTTCGTTGATTATAATAAGAAAAGATTTCAGACAATACTTGATTTGTTATATTTAGTTTTGAAAAATACTAATTCAGATTTCACAAAAAAATATAAAGATAAAAAAGAATTTGCAAAAGACCTTGATAGTAAAAAAATAGATGAATATGACAAAATACTTGCTGATGCTTTAAATGATGCTTTTCCGAGTAATTTAAAAAAAGAATAAAAGCCACCACTCAAAAACAAAAGATTGATTGGTGGTGGCTATATTATATTATAAGAGTGAGATTTGGTTTTTCAGAAGAGGAATTTTATAAATTGAATTTTAAAAAGTTTTATAACCTTTTAGAGCAATATCTTTTTGATATAAATCCTAATTTTAAAGAAGAGAGAGAGGAAGAGGAATTTTTGAATGAAGTTTGGGATAGTATAAGGAGAGAGAAATGATAATAGGTGAATTAACTGCAAAACTCGGTTTAGATTCTTCAGAATTTGAAAAAGGAGTAAATACTGCTCACGGAAGTCTAAATAAATTAGGAAATCTTTTTAAAACAGGTTTAATTGTCGGTGGAGTTGCAGCATTAGGTAAAGCAATTTGGGATTGTGGAAAAGCAGCAGGTGATGAACAAAAAGAAATTGTTGCTTATCAAAATGTCTTAAAGAATTTAGGAATGGATGTTGAAAAATCCACAAATAAAATTGAAAGTCAACTTTTGGCATTTCAGAAATCTACAACTTTTTCAGATTCTCAAATGAGACCTGTTTTGACAAGGTTAATAGCAACATATCAAGATGAAGATAAGGCATTAACAGTTTTAAAGAAGTCAATGGATTTAGCAGTTACAGGTAATATGGATTTAGAGACAGCTTCAAAAGCTTTGACAAAAGCGTATGATGGTGAATTTGGTTCTCTAAATAGATTGATTCCGGGTTTTGAAGTTGTGAAAAAACAAATACCGGGAACCAAAAAGGAAGTTGTTGATTTAGAAGCTACACTTAAAAATTTAAATACAATTACACAAGGTGCGTCAGAAACTGTCGGTAATACCTTTTCTGGAAAATTAACTCAATTAAAGAATTCTTTTTCAGATTTAGAAGAAAATATTGGAAGTTTATTTTTACCAGTTTTGGAAAAATTAGTTAATGCTTTAAGCAATGTTATAAGTTGGTTTTCAAATTTAATAAACAATATCAAAACAGGTGCAACTCCATTTTTTAGTTGGTTTCATAACTTTTGGACTCAACTTTCTAATGCTGCAGGTGAATTTGGAAAGGCTATAAAATCAATATGGGACAATGCTTTAGCTCCTTTTATTTCTTGGTTAGGTCGTATAATGGGACCTGTAATAACTGCAGTAATAGATGGTGCTGCAAAATCTCTTTTAGCTTTTGCATCTATTGTTTCAAATATTACTTCAGCAATATCTAAAGTTTTAAAAGGAGATTTCAAAGGGGCTTGGGAAGAGTTAAAAAGCATTCCGAGTGATGTAGAAGGTGTGATATCTTCTTATAAGTCATTAGGTTCAACAATGACCGCAACTTCAGGAGATGCTGCAAATTTAGGGGCAACAACAAATGATTTATCTTCAAGTTTTACTGAAGTTAGTGATTCAAGCTTAATAAGTGCACAATCAATACAAGCCGCAGGCGATTCAATAAAAGAGACAGGGGAAAAAACTAAAGAAACTCAAGAAAAGATGAATGAATGGAAAGCACAACTTGATGAGATAAGCCTTTCAGCTTTTGAATTAGAAAGAAAAAGAATATATCAAGTATATGAAGAGAGATTAAAATATATAAATGATAATATAAAAGATGAAGACCAAAGGGCAGAGGCTATTAAGATTGTTAATGAAATTTTATCAAAGCAATTAATAGATTTAGATAAAAGAATTGCTGAAGAAAGAATAGCAAATAGAAAAAAGGAATTAGATATTCTTTATGAAACTCAAGATGAAATATATGCATTAACACATTCAAGATTTGAAACCGAGAGAAGAGAAATAATGTATACATATAAAACCAGAAAAGAGAAAATTGAAAACGAAATTACAGATGAGAATTTAAAACAACAAGCTTTAGCAGAACTTGATGAATGGTATAAATTGAAAATGAACGAATCATATGAAGAGGAAAAAAAGATAAAAGAGGAACAAGAAAAAGAGGAACTTGAGAGGGAAAAAAGAATTAAAGATGAAAGATTAAAAGATGAAAAAGAATTACAAGATGATATTAATTCTGTTACACTTGATAATTATGATTATAAAATATTAAAAGTAAATGAATATTATGATAATTTAAAAGAAAAATATAAAGATGATGCTGAAATGTTAGAATTGATTGAAACTGCAAAAAGTTTAAAGATAGCAGAAATTGAAAGAGACAGAGAAGAAGCTAAAGCAAAAGAAGAGGATAGAAGAAAAGCAGAAATAAAAAGAAAATCTGATGAAGAATTAAGCGATGCTGAAAAGTTAAATAATGATATTAAAGAAATTGTAATGGATAGATATGATTTTGAAATAGAGCAAATTAGAAAAACGTCTAATGAACTTAAAGATAAATATAAAGATAATGTTGAAATGTTAACTTTAATAACAGAGTGGGAAAATACAAAAATAATGGAAGTTGAAAATAAACGAGTTGAAGCAATGGAAAAACAACTTAAAGAATTAGAAAAGATGTCTGAAAAACAAAAGGAAACTATAGATGAAACTCAAGATTATGAAATTGATGCAGTTGAAGAAAAATCAAAAAAAGTATTAGAGATAGAGAAAAAAGAAAAAGAAGAGATTTCAAAATTAGAAAAGAAAGCGCTTGAAGATTCAATAAAACTTTATAAACAAAAAATAGATGAATATAAAAAACAACAAGAAGAATTTTTAAAGTCTTCAGTTGATGCATATAATAAACAAATGAGCGCACTTGAAGCACAAGCGAAAGCAGAAATGCAAGCAAAAGGAATTCCAGAAAGTCAATTATATGGATATATGAATTACTTAACAGGTGGTAAATATAGCACTGAAGAGCAATATGTCCAAATAAACAAAATGCCTATGCCAGAAGAATTAGGTTCAGGTTTTAAAAATCTTTATGATCAATATGTTGGATATTATAAAAGTTTTGGAATTTCAGATCAAGATATACCATATTATTTAAATCAAGCAATTCAACAATCGCAAAATATGTATAATACACAAACGGCAGCTGGGAGTATATATGGAGCTTCCCAAATAGCATCACATATAGCAGATTTACAATCATTACAATCTTATCAACAAAATTATTTATATACACAACAAAATCCAGTTTATGTTCCAGTAAGTCAATTATCAAATTATCCTCAAGGTTCAACTATTAATGTTAATATAGGTTCTTATTC